GTGAACCCGTAACAGTAAAGCCTACAGCGGTAGCGCCGGAGCCGTAAAATAGAATGCCCGCGTGCGTATAATCACCAGCCGAAGTGGCGTAAGTGTTGCCAGTGGAAATGCCTGCGTTGAACGTCTGTAACGCAGTGAAAGTGTTAGCCACATTGGTAACAGCACCGTTGACGCCAGTCACATCCGCCGTAGTCAGCGTAACCGCACCCTGACGGGTATTGAAGCTAGACACGCCCACCGCTGCAAAAGTAACGGCGGTGGTGCCTATCGTAAACGTACCCGTATTCGTACAAACCCATTGCGTATCGGCATTAGTCGTGCCACCAGGGCCTACAACAACGGTAGAGCCGATGAATGCCGTGCTGCTATTCATCGCCGAAGCGCGGGTCAGGATGTAAGGCTGCGTACCTGAACCAGTCTGCGTGACGACGTATTCACCATTGTTCGCGCCAACGGCCTCGTTTTTCACCAACACATAGTCGCCCACCGCGACCGTAACGCCGTCCACCACCAGCGCCACGTTGGAAGTTCCCGTCAACGTCATCGGACCAGCAGCATAAGTGTTAGTGGGAGAAAGCGCCACCGCCGTCGCCGCACGCGCTGTCGGACAGACCGTTTGTGACGCAATTGCGCCCATGACAAAGGCGGTGGTAGCGAGCAACGTTGAGCTATTGCCCGTTGTTGCGGTCACGCCGCTGGTGTTCGCGCCGAAATTGTTTGCACCAGCGGTGGAGGTCAAGCCACCCGAGCCGATCGTCGTGAGGCCAGTGCCGGTGTTGAACGGGACACCGCCCGACATCGTAAGCCCGGGTGCCCCTGCCTGCGCCGTGAATATGTTCGCCCCTGCTACTTGCAGAGTCAGCACCGAGGGTGAACCCGTAACAGTAAAGCCTACAGCGGTAGCGCCGGAGCCGTAAAATAGAATGCCCGCGTGCGTATAATCACCAGCCGAGGTGGCATAAGCGTTACCGGTAGAAAGTCCGCCATTGACTGTAACCGCACCGGTGGAAGTCAGACCGCCTGATCCAATCGTCGTGAGGCCAGTGCCGGTGTTGAGCGCGATGCCGCCGCTCATGGTGAGCGCCGTGTTTGATGCTGTCCAAATACTTGCTCCTGCTACAGTCAGAGTCAGCACCGATGGCGCGCCTGTGACGGTAAAACCTACAGCAGTGGCACCGGAGCCGTAAAATAGAATGCCCGCGTGCGAAAAATCCGCAGCCGAGGTGGCGTAAGTGTTGCCGGTAGAAAGTCCACCATTGACTGTAACCGCACCGGCGTTCCAGGTGCCGGTGGTGATCGTGCCCAGCGTCGTAATGCTGGCTTGCCCAACATAGCTGTTAGCGATATCGATACCCGCACCTGAAACGCTGATGCGACCGCTCGTACCAACCGCGTTGATTATATTGCCGGCGATCCCAATACCCGGCCCAGCAGTGTAGGCCGTTGCCGCGTTCAACTGCGTCCACGGAATAGGCGTCGTGCCGACGGTTACGGGCGGCGTCGGATTGGCGAGCCAGAGGGTATTAGAATTGACGCCGCTCAATGCCAGCGAAGCGTTACCCACGGGCACGAACGCGCCGACGAACTCACTGGCGACATTCATAACGGCATGGCGAGTCAGTATCCACGGCGTCGTGCCCGATCCCGCCTGTGTGCAGGTATAAAGCCCGTTGTTCTGCGCTGCGGCCTCGTGAATAACCAGCACGACGTCATTCAGGTTCATCGTTACGCTGTCAACCGCGATCGCGCCGTTGGCGGTGCCCGTCAGCGTTTGCGCTGTTGCCGTGTTGGCAGGGAGCGCGGCAGCGGTGCAAAGCCGTGCCGTCGGCTTGATCTGCATCCCCTGTACGGTCGCATCAACGTAATTTTTATTCGCTGCATCGTTAGGATTGACCGGAGCCGCTAAATTGGTAATCGCGAAATTGCCAGCGTTCAGCGCCCCGCTGAGGCCGCCTAGCGGGTTGATAGTCCCCTGCACAGTCCAATTGCCGTATAATTCAGAGGTGCCAACCGTTGCGCCGATAATATTCGCCCCGTTGACAACCAAATTAATCTGCGGATTGGCACCGTTTTGAGTAACGTCGATGCCGGTACTGCTACCAAACAGCGTAATCCGATTGGTGAGCCCCGTATCATAAGTTGCGTTGGAGAACACTATTCCGGTACTGAATGTCGTCGTTGCGGAAACCGTCCCGCCGAGCGTCAGCGAAAGGAAAGCGCCGCTGCCGCCGATCGGCACGATCGACGAGGCCGAGCCGCCCGTGCCGCCAGTGCCTTCGCCGTAGTAAAGGATATGCGAAAACTCATTGTACGCGAGTTCGGCGTTAGCTAGGGTGCTCGGCGCTCCCGTTCCGCCAGCGGCGAGGCGGCGCTTTATTCTGATCGTGTCGGTCATATCAGAAATTGCCTCCGTCCAGTAGGAGCGGCGTTACTTGCGGGTGAATATGATCTTCGCGCGCATACAGAACACTTACCCCGACATTTCCTGCCGGTTGTGCCATCAATGGAGTCGCTTGCGCCGGCGGAGGCCCCGAACTCGCCGCGATCTGATGCATTACGAATTCCGTCGTAGCAATCATGGGGCTTGAATCGTTTACCGGCGGCTCGGTAGTCGTCGGCGTGCCGGTGAACATCGGACTATCAATGGGCGCGCGACTCTCGTCGGTCGGATGCACGTGATCGCCACGGGAATATTGCACGGAGGCACCCGGTGCCGCCGTGCCGTCGGGCAACGGATTTAAATCCGACGGCTGGACCGGTGCTACCGGCGGAATGACGTCACCACCGCCACCAACCGTACCACCTTCGCTCGTCGCAGCCGTTGACGACAAGGCGCCGTAGTCGATCAAATCATTAAACGTCACTGCACGGTCGGTCGGCTTGCCACTCTTACCCGACAGTGAATCGACGCCCATCTTGATCGCACGCACGCAGTAGGACAGCGCACCGACATCGGCGAGCGGTTCGGGGATGCCGGGAATGTTCTTGTTCGGTCCCGGATGCACCGTCGTCTGGTCAAACACCGCGCAACTCCTTCATACTCGTCGCCAGTTCGATCGACCGGATGCCGACGCGCGATATCACTTCCACCTGCCAGCCGAACGCCTTAAAGCCCGAAGGCACGCGAAACAGTTCCCGCGAAGTCATCAGGTTGCGCGTGCAAATGAGGTGCTGACCGTCGGGGCCGGCGAACACATTGCAAATCGCATTCACTCCCGCCGGCAATGCATCCCCAGGGTCCTCATTGCACAGTGGCGGATCAATCGGTGGAATGACCGCCGTTACGTCGGGATCAAGCGAAATCTGCAACGCGGCGATGCTAATAGGCGCCGGCGTATAAAACTGCTTCGAGCGCCAGCGATATACCATCCGAGGCGTATTTGGCGAATCCCACCGGTAAACCTTACCGTCGGACATGATATAAGCGTCGCCGGTATATTCGTCGTTCCAAACGCAAACCGCATCCTTCATCGGATCGATCGGCATAATCCCCATGCGCTGCTCGCTATAGTCGATGAGGAAGCCGGTGCCGGTACCGTTAATGGCGAGGTACTGCGAACGATGCCGGCAGGCGATAATATTCGCCGCATGATATTGCGTAAGCCAGATGTTCTTCGACATCATACTCATCGTCTGGTTCTGCATGCCGAAGTAGTTCAGCATCACCACGCCGTTCTGACTAGCGTAGTAAACCCCGAGAAGGTCAGTCACGATGGAGCCGCGCGCGATGCACGGCTCCGGCACTCGCACCTGCGTAAAGATAAAGTTCGACGGGTTAGGGCCGGACCCAGTGGACGGAAATCCTTCCGTCAACACCACCAGCGACTGTTGCCAGACACCAAACCCCTTGATTGGGTACTGCATCGACTGGTCGTAGGCAGCGGGCCATGCATAGGGCCGGTTCGGCTCGCAGAAATGCACAGTGTTGCCGGTGAATCCCACCAGCATCCCGCCCGGCAACGCAATCAATCCATCGAGACCCGACACCGGATTGGCGAACGAGCCGGTGACCAACTGCTGATTCTGTGCGATCTGCACATCCGGCGTAGGGTCAATCACCGGATCAGTCGGCGGATTGGGGCCACCCCAGACGAAGGAATCAGCGAGAAAAAATTGGCCGCCAGTATTCTGCCCCGTCGCCGTGCGGTAGAGGTTCATCCCATAGAGCGACGGGTAATTCTTCCCCGGCGGATTGGACGGCGGCGTCAACGGCAAACCGGAGATTGACCAAGTGCCGTCGGGCGCACCCTCCACCGGCACCGTCGGCATCGACGGGGCACTTTCCTCGCCGTAGATATTCACGTAGGTGAAGCAGTAGGATCGTGCTTCTAAAGGAACCGAACCATCGGTCGTACCGCCACTCACTGTTACCGAGATCGTCGGCTGCGTCGGATCGGGGTAGATCGTGCCGAGATTGAAAGGCGGCGCACCCGAAGCGATACCCGCCGTCGTGTTGTAGTAGGGCGAGCCGGGATCGTCCGGATTGGTCCAATAGAGCCGCTTAAAAGCGTCGTTTGCCAACGGCGATTTCGCGACCGAACTGTAGGGCGACGGCAATGGTATCCAGATATCGGCGCCAGTCCCATTCGCATCCGCCGGGTAGCGATAAGCCCGCTGCGGCGTCGGCACATTCGCCGACAGGTCGATAATAAATTCCGGGCTCGGCAGTCCGATAAGAATGCCAGGATTTAGGTCAGCATTAATGGCCTGCTCACCGTTCTGATCCGGGAGCATGCGGCTGTTAAGCCGTGGCAACAGCCCGCCGAAGCCTTTGATCGCCCATGCCGGCACGTCACTTTTTGCGCGCTGCGCCCTTCTTCGCGAACGCCTGAAGCATCTTCGCCTTCTCGCCCTTGTCGCGGGCCTTATCCGCCTTCGACCCTTCCTTCACGCCCTTGTCGTCATCCCACTTCGATCCCTCGAACTTCGGCGGTTTCGCCATCTCTCCCTCCTAGTACATCGCCACAATCGCCGTCGCCGTCGTACCCGTCGCCAACACCTGCGTAACAGCGATCGGCAACAACGTCCCCGCCGGCACTGCGGTGAAGGTCGTCGTCTGACCCCCCTTCGTCGTCACCGCTACATTGCCCGCGCCACCGATCCACAACCCCGCCGTCATCCGTATCGTCGCCGTGTTCGACGGTGTTACCGAATTTGCAGAAGTGAACACTGTGTTCATTTCTTTTTCGCCTTCGCTCGCCGTTCGGTGGAAAGCGCGATCGCGACCGCCTGTTTCGGATTCTTCACCACCGGACCACCCTTGCCCGAATGAAGCTGGCCCTTGCCGAACTCCTTAAAAATTTGCTTCTTCTGATTCTCAGGCGATCCGGTCGTAGGCATGGTCAGATCGGCGCCGGTGTCGGCGCCGGTGTCGGCGCCGGTGTCGGCGCCGGTGTTGGCATTGGTGCCGCTGCCTGCGCCTGTGCTTGTGCCTGCGCGCGTAAAAGCGCACCGCCCGCCGGGTCCTTCAACAACCATGTAAGCGTCACCGGCTCGACCGAGAAATTATAATCCGAGCCGGCCGTAACTGTCGTCGGGGCACCGGCAACCGGGTGCCCCAAGTAATCCTGGAGCGTAAACGTCGTGATCGCTTGGTTGAAGTAAAGCTGCACTTCGTCACGATCACCCTGGCCGCCGGGCATGCGAACCGTCAATGCCGCAAGCGTCCCCGCCGGATTGACGTAGAGGCGGCGGTCATTCCAATGCATCCTAATGGTCGCGCCCGTGACCGGCGCCACTTTCTTAAACGGAAGCCCCATCAGAAACGACCCCGACGAATTTTGGAAACTGACATCGCGCCAGCCGACTGCCGTCATGTGACCCTCCTTAGCGGACGAGGCCGGGGAACGACGTTCCCCGCGTGGGAATAGCCTTCTTCGCCAACGCCTTCTTCATCGCGATCGGCTGACCGGGACTGGAAGCGCCAGGAATCGCCTTCTGCGGCGACGATTTACCAGGGCCACCGCCGGACACCCCGGCGGGGCTCGTCCCCTTCGCGGAAGGAAGGACATCCTTCGGTCCTGTTTTGGCCATCCTACTCTCCTCTCGCTCACAAAGAACGGTACTCTCACCGGCGTCGACTTACGAATCTAGTGTTTACACCGGCATTCGCACCAAGACCAGTATGTCAACCTGTTTAATGCGTGTGGACGTATTCCCTGTCACCGTGAACGTCACCTTGTAGGTCAAGCCGGGCGTACCTTGCTCGGCATACATCTGCACCTGCGTGCCGTTGGCGATGATCGCTACGTCGTTAACCACCAACGGCGTCGTATCCACCGGCGGCGTAGACGGCAACGTCGTTACATAGGGATTCGTCTGCACCAACACCTGTTCGACGACTACGACCGGCGTCGTGTAGCTAGCGATAATCTCCCCCGGGTCGAGCCACTGCAAGATCGCAAAGTCCACGACGATGCGACGGCGGTCGGCGTTATCCTTGGTGATGCGCCCCACCATCATTGCTTGCGATGCCCCGCAGCGAAATACGGGTACATCCACCGGCTGCCACGCCCGGTGAATCCCATCTCAGCCTCGGCATAGCCAGCAGCAATACCCGAGTTGAGCCGCCGCCAATGCAGTTCCATCATCTTCGGGTCGGACCAAGGACGGTTCGGCATTTGATAGAGCCGCGCTAATGTACCCGATAGGATCGACTGGAACGCATGCCGCCAAAAATAGATCGGATAATCGACGCCGAACTCGATCGGCGTCAGCGCCAACAACGCCATGCCGCTACGGATAGCGCCAGGATTATCGACGTCGATTAGCATACCCGGCGGCCGCACGACGTAGTGAATCAACCCGCTGATATCCATGAGCCACGCGACGGCCCAGCTTTCATCGAATGGATTGAAGTCAATGGTGGAGACGCCGATCGGCATCGTCCAGTTCACCAACTCGCGCTTCACCGTCGAACGCAGGCAATAATCTTCGATGGCGTTCCAGGCGCACATCTTAATTAACGGCAGATCGACACCCTGCACGACCGCCTGCACATTGTCGTACAACCGAGTCACGTTCGGATTAGCGCCGAGATAGCCGCTATCGTCGTAAGTGGGTGTCGTCGTCGCCATTACTGCACCGTCAGCAGCATCTGCGTGAAACGCGTCAGCAGCAGTTCCGCCCGTTTATCATCCACGAACGTATCCTCACGCAACTCAGTACGCCCGCTCACATAGTAAAGGAAGGCCGGATACACCGACGGCGAGATCGGAAACGACGTCCCCGTATCATCGGGCATGAGGTATTGCGGCACCGCGTTGCGCAGACCCAACGGCAGAAACAGATCGGGCCGTTTATAACGAGCCTGAATGAACGCGTCGTTAAACGCAGCAATCAGGTCGTCATCGCTGTAGCGAAGTGGCGGGGTAGTGTCGTTCAACACCCCCCGCGCTTCGAGCAGCAGGCCCCCGATGGTGAGAGCCATCATCCCTTCCTACGCCGTTTCGTTTCACTTATCCGCCGCTTAGTTTCGTCGGAATGGTGGCGCACCATCCGTCCTTCCGCGTGCAGGCGCCGCAATGTTTCACTGGCCCGCTGCCGTGCCCCTGGTTTGGCCCAACGGACTTCCCCTGCCTGCTTCACCTTCGTGTTGACCTGCTTCATGCGTTCGGACCATGCCGACCGCTTCTTAGGTGTCCATACCGCCTTAAGTGCGGCAATACGCCGGGCCTTCTGCTCAGAATCAGCCCAAACTTCCCGAATAACCCGTGCTTTCGTTGCCCGAGCTTCGGGTGAAGCGAGGGTGCGCTTTAACGTCGCTGAACGTTTAGCATTGGATTCCGGCGTAACCCGCAGCCCCCGATTCGATTCGGCGATAGAGCGCACATTGTAATTAGGCTTAAGCGTGTCGATCCAATATTGCTCACGTTCGAACAACTGCTCGCGTGGGCATTCTTCCAACACTTCGTAGGTAAACGCTTCCCGTCCATGAATTGCATACGCCGCACTCAGACGCGGATTCCAATGACACCCCCGGCGCAACCACAAAAAATGGTTGTTGGTTCGGCGACGGATATCCGTCGCCGAACCAACATACTGCTTACCCGATCGTATGTTGATCAAAGCGTAGACGCCACACGTCATCATACTCACTCCCGCTCCATTCGTTACGGGAGATTGAATGATTAAGCGAGACACGTCAACCCCTCGTATTAGGGTTGCTAACCCATTGATATTACTATCCACGCACAGCATAAAGCTCACAAAGAGCAATACCGTCTAAAACTTGAGCGCCGTATACCTGCAATCCGCGCAGTAACGTGCTGAATGAACGTTCGGAACGCAGTGTCTCCACCTTGCTGATCTGACTGGCAAAGGTCAGCCCATGCGGATGCCCGGCGAAAATACGAGTCGCAGTGGCACTCCCTTCGGCCGCCGTCGGCAGCAGGTTCGACGCGTAGAGCGTGAAGCGATCGATCATACCAAGGCGGCCATTACGCAGGAGCGAAATGCCGTCGCCGGAAATCGACGCATTGCGCAGGTCCGACTTCATGATCATACCGGCCACCCAAGGCGGGATCACCAACCAACGGTTGGTTTCCGGAATGTTATACTCGTCCAGGCACGTCCCGAGGTCGACGATGTAGTTGAGCACCGTGTTCGGCGTCAGCACCGCCGGTGCGCCGGTTGCACCGAGGTCGATATTTGCCGAAATCGCACCGGCATTGCTGCCCTTATTTGCCGCTGCCGTGCCGGCATCAAGCAGCGTCAGCACCTGCGTATCGATGACGATCTTCAACTGCTCAGCGGCGTCATCCGACCACATGCTCAGCAGATTGAGGTCGGACTGCAACTCGTTGATATCATCGAGCGCAAGATTGAAATACTTCGCATAGGCGATCTGCAACTCGACCGAATTGGACGACGGACGCTGAATCACAAGGTCCATATCCAGCGTATAGTCGGAGATCGCGATCGTCGGCTTGGTGCGGATTTTAACCTTATCGCCTTGGTTGCGAATCTCACCCTCATAGTCGGTGTTAGCGATCGCCGCCAGGACCGTCGCGGCGTAGAATTTCTCGATTAGCTTCCCCGACCAAATTTCCGGGATAAAAATACCAGTCGATGCCGCGCCGCTATAGGCCGGTGTCGGTGCCGGACCAGACCAGGGCGTGCCCTGCGTGATATTTTGCTGACTGATCGAGCCAGACATTACGCGTGCCTCCTACTGGGGCACGCGCATTAGACGTGCCCGGGTTTACCCGATGACGCGTCCCTGCAACGGCGCCGCAATGATGTCCGCTTCGATGCGATCGGCCTCGGCCTCCCGCCCGCGATACATCCCGCGCGTTTTTGCGTTGTAGAACGCCTGGATTTCCGAGCCAGTCCACGTCCGTGGGGATGCAGGGGCGCTGCCCGACGCGTCACCCATGGCGCGTCCCGGTGCGGCAAACTGTTCCAGCGACGGCTTCCCCGCGCCGTTACTCGATGGCGTCTGGGGTGCCGGCGGCGCTGGAGGGGGCCGCAAGGCAGTCTGCTCCGCAATGTAGGCGCGGAAGATATGAGCAACCCGAGGTCCGTCTCCTGCGTCGTATGCGCCCTTCAGGAGCGCGTGACGCAACTGCCCACTCCACGGATCGACGTCCTGAAGCCAGCGAGTAAAGCCGTCA